AAACTAACTTTGGTTTTAATATTCCGACACTTGAAAAAGTTTAAAATAAAAAACGAAGCGATTAAAAAGCGAATAATGGATTTACCTAAAGTAATTTCAGTATTGGCAAAAAGTCACTTTGATGGAAACTTTACAAGACAGGGATTTGATAGTGAGAAATGGAAAGAAGTTCAAAGGCGTTTAGGTAAAGGTAAAGGTAGGGATTCAACAAGGGCAATACTAAGCGGTAAGACAAAGAGATTAGCAAAAAGTATTTATATTAAGTCAGCTAATAGTAGGCGTATAGTTATAGCAAGTAGCTCAAAGTATGGAGCTATTCACAATTATGGTACTAAAAAAATACCACAGCGTAAATTTTTAGGATATTCACAAGTTTTGAATAAAAAAATACTAAATTTGTTGCGTAAAATAATGAAATGAAACAGGTATTAATAGATTTAATGGCAAGGATTGAAACCATAGGCGACTTTTTACACGTAGCGGTATGGAATAACCAATTAGACGATGACGAGCAGGCGTATAGTTTACCAGCTTGTTTTATTGAGATTGAAAACAATGCCGATTCTATTCAATTAGGGGGAGGGTTTCAACTTTATGAGGTGGTTGTCAATTTCCATATTATACATGAAAACTATAATAATGTTTATGACAATACGAGCCAAGATTTAATAATCTATGATCTAAAACAAAAGGTTTATGAATCAATACAAGGTTTTGAGCCTACAGGTTGCGTAGCGTTTGTAAAAATTAACGAAGTTCAAGACGATAATCATACTAATTTAGTTCATTATCAAATGGCTTTTCAAACTAACATAGTAGATTCTACAAAAGAGAAATACAATAAATTACTAACAACTACACCAACAACTTTAATAATAAATGGCACGTTCAATTAGTCAAATTCAAGCACAAATTAAGTCAGAAAAGGCACTACATACCGAACTTGACCAGATAGACCTAAATAGTCTTGCAAGCGTTGAGAATCTTTGGATATACATTACAGCCGTTTGTATTTCTGTTTTTGAGCAGTTATTAGACGTATTTAAAACGGATATTGAAACAATAGCAAGCAAGGCAATACCAGCTACACCAAATTGGATTCAAAAAATGATATTCAGTTTTCAATATGGCGATAATATTTTATTAGATAGTAATTTAGCTTTTTATTATGCGGTTGTAGATTCTACTAAAAAAATAATAACACGATGTAGTGTTTTTACTTCAGCAAATAAAACAGTTCAAATAAAAGTAGCAAAAGGAACAACACCAACGGCTATAAGTGGATCAGAAAAAACAGCTTTATCAAATTATTTAAGTGAAATATTGCCAGCAGGGGTGGGATTCAATTTAATATCTATTGCAGGAGATTCTATAGAAATAGGAGCAAATATTTATGTAGACGGTCAGTATATCGACACCATTAAAACAACAATTATAACGGCTTTAGAAAGTTATTTATCAAACCTTAGTTTTGATGGGAAAGTAAAGGTTTCAGCTATTCAAGACACTATACAAGGAGTAACAGGCGTTAACGACGTAGTAATAACTTCAATAAATGTACGCAACACAAACCAAGCATACGGACTTGGAACGGCTTTAGTAACAGATTCAAAAGTATTGAACAAAGATTATAACCCTTTTGCAGGTTATATTATACAAGAAGTAACGGCTTCACATACATTTACAGATACTTTAATTATAATCTAATATGGCAATATACGACTTTAATTTAAGCACATTTATTGAACAATTAACACCTAAATTCTATTCGTTTGATGCTAATTTATGGTGGCAAAAGAGCTTATTGAAACCTATTGATTGGCTTAAATTAAACTTCTTTGATTATTACGCTAAAGGTTTAAGCCGTTCTCTTTGGAATATTGCAACGCCTTATATTGTTGGTAATATTGTTAGATTTGATGAGGGTTTATATGAATGCTTAATATCTAATACAGGACAAAGTTTAAATTCTGAATATTGGTTAAAAATACAAGATGACCGTATAGGATTATACGATAGAATGAATTTTAAGAGTAATAAAAAAGTATTTGAATATGCTTTAAATACTCGTTTCTATACTTCTGGAATTTACATAACAAATGTAACATCTTCAAATCCTTTTTATGTTGGTATTGCTGAAAGTTCAACAATAGGAACAAGTAATTCAAGTTTAGACGTACCTTTAACGAATACATATAATTTAAACAATTTTACTATTAATGTACCAACGGCTATTTATAGCGGATTAGGTACAATAGAAGTAGCTGAAAGAAAAATAAGAACACAAGCCGATAAAATTAATATGGCAGGAATGGTTTATAATATCGTAACTTACTAAAAAACATGAAAAAAATACTAACATCAAGCATAACAGATTCTGCTCAATTGCCATTATTAAAACGTACTATTGACCACTTACAAGAACAAGAATTAGAGAATATCAAAAGTTGTATCTATGCTTCTTTAGGTAGTTCAAACGATTCAGTACCTATTGTATTGTGGGGATGTGTTGGTACTTTGTCAACGGTAGATGTATCAAATGATACCTTAACAGTAACAGCAGGAGCATTTATTTACTTGGGCGAAATATACCAAATTTCAGCACAAAGTATAACTAAAACAGGTGCGAATGTATTTACTTTGTCTTTAGATACAACAACATTTCAAGCTGGAGAGCCTACAATTTACAGCGATGGAGTTACGAGCGTAAACACAAACCAAGACTTAAAAATTAAACTTAGTCAAGGGCTGACAGGCACAGGTATTTGTGATTGGGATAATAGAAAAAACTTCAATAGTGTTGATTCTAATATTATAACTTCAGCAACGCCTACTAATTGTACAATTACAGGCAATTATGTAAATGCAATAAAAAAAGGGGATATAATACATATTAACGGAAGTATTGACGCTACATCAACAAACTCATCAATAGCATCTATTTATGTAAACTTAAATGTAAACTCAAAATATAATTTAGGTAGTAGTTTTTACGTTTCTGCGGTAGGCGTTAATAATACATCTAATACAACTATAATCGGTTATTGTCTTAAAAATAGTGCATCTCAATATCAAGTAGGTTTACATAATGCGGTAACTTCAGGCAATACGTTTACTATATTATATCAATTTACAGTATTAGCATTAAATATCGGGTAATTAACCTTTTAAAAACTTAATCAATGCCAATACAAAAAGCCTTAGATTTTTTCTAAGGCTTTTATTTCTTTTATTTCATTACTAAATTTATTGATAGTGCTTTTTTGCCTTATTACCTGTTTTGATAGTTTATTATTTATTTGCTTTAAGTATTGAATTTCCAAATTATTTTTATCAATACTGTTTTTAAGTGACAAATTTTCTGCTCTTACGTTCCAATTAGTTTCAAGCATTTCACTTGTTATACTCATTAATTCATTAATTTCATCTATATCAACACCCTCAATAGAAACCCTTACTTTCATGTATTCGTCTAGCAACTTATTATAATACTCTTTTATTGAGTTATTTTCTTCAATCAATTCCGCTTTTGTTTTTCCCTTTGCCATTATTTATATGCTTTAAAGTGTTGTTTAATAATATCACTACAAATTTTGCTTAAAGAACCATGTTTTAAACTATGTTCTTTGAGCATTTTTTTATATTTCGGGTTTATGTAGAAACAAACCCTACATTGACCATTGTATAATTTCTCAGTTTCTTTAATCATTTATTTTATATTTTATCAAAAGTAGTTATTTAAACCGTGCTATAAAAATAATAAAGCATTTTTTTATTTGCAATATTGTTGCATGAATTTTATTTATACAATCAATCCCGAATCAAATACACCTATTATGCTTATTAATAAGGAGATAGGCGGTATAAATGGTATTAGCGGTTCACAGTTTCAAAGTGAATTAACCGCTTTGGATTTGATGGAAAAAGAATCTATTGAAATTCATATCAATTCAACAGGAGGAAGCATTATAGACGGATTTAGTATTTATTCAGCTATAATTAACGCTAAAACGCCAATTAATACGGTAAACGTTGGACTTTGTGCTTCAACTGCTTCATGGTTATTCTTAGCAGGTAAAAAGGCTACAATGATGGATTATTCTTTATTAATGGTTCACAATCCATACGGAGGGAGCGATGAGGTTATGAGTTTATTTAAGAACTCTATTGTAAAAATGATTTGTAACCGTTGCGGAATGGAAGAAAAAGAAGTTTCTGAAATGATGAGTGCCGAAACTTGGATTGATGCAAATACCGCTAAAACAATGAATTTATGTTCTGACATCAAGTCAGTAAAGATAAAGGCAAAGCCAACATTAAGCAAATCATATAATGCTTATAGTGAAGCTTTCAATTTTGTAAATCAATTAAATAAACCCGTTCAAAACATGGACTATTCAAAAGTATGCAACAAGCTTGGAATATTAGAAAACTCAAATGAGGAGTCTATATTAAAAGCTATTGATTTTGCTTTGGAAAATTCTACTAAAAAAGTTGAGGAGTTTGAAAACAAAGCTAATTTATTGGCTTCTGAAAACGAAACTTTAAAAACTAAATTAGTTGAGTTTGAAAACAAAGCAAAAGAACAAAGAGAAATTTCGGCTAAGCAATTGGTTGAAAAATACTCAAACAAATTAACTGCTGAAAGTATTTCTATTTGGGAAAACAAAGCGGTAGAAGATTTTGAAGCAACTGAAATTTTATTAAAATCTATTCCACTTAATAAAGTTGGAGTTGATG